TAATTATTGACTTTTAAAAAAATAGCTATATAATATATATAAGTAAATAGGAGAAAATAAATGGCAAATACTTTTAAAGTAGTAAATTTTGCTGCAGAACCAAACTCAGCAGGTACACCATTTACGATGTACACTGTCGCATCTAGTACAACTACAGTTGTGCTTGGATTGATATTGGCTAATATACACTCATCTGCAGTGACTGCAGAGGTAGAACTAGTTAGTACGACATCAAATCGTGCTGGTGCAAATAACGCTTCAAATGGTACATCATTTCTTGTTAAGGATGTAAATATTCCTTCAGGAAGTTCGCTAGAATTACTATCAGGTGGTAAAGTTGTATTAGAAGCTGGAGATGTTATAAGAGTTGATTGTTCTGTCGCTGATAAACTATCTGGAACACTTTCCATAATGGAGATAACGTAAAATGGCTTATATTGGACAAGAACCAGCAACTATACCTTTAACAGCTTCCGATATTCAAAGTGGAGTAATCGATGGAAAACAAACTATTTGGGTTCCAGCAGTTGCCATGTATCCTAACTCTACAAATGGCTGTGCAGATTTAGATCAAACAGAATTAGCAAATGGACCTGAGATTAAAACTTTAGATTTTGATAAAGACTCAGATGAATTCGCACAATTTGCTGTTGCATTTCCTAAATCTTGGAATGAAGGCACAATAACTTTTCAAGCATTTTTTACTGCTAACTCAACTAATACAGGCACAACTGCCTGGGGATTAGCTGGTGTTTCACTTGCCGATGATGGTTCACTTAATACCGCTTTTGGAACAACAGTTGTAGCAACTGCAAAAGCACATAGTGGAACAGCAAACGATTTAAATGTTACAGCGGAAAGCGGTGCAGTGACTATTGCAGGTTCACCTAGCACAGATGAGTACGTTTTTTTTCAAATACAAAGAGATGTATCAGCAGATGATTTAACCGCTGATGCAAAATTATTAGGAGTTAAATTATTCTTTACTACTGATGCTCTTAATGATGCGTAAAATAATAGGAATATAAATGCCCTTTGGTTATCAAGTTTTAGGATTTGGCTCTGTATCTGCTAAAGCATTCGTACCTCATGATATAGATTTTTTAGTTATAGGTGGAGGTGGTGCTGGAGGAAACCCTACTGGAGGTGGTGGAGGTGGTGCTGGAGGATACAGAACATCAACTCAAACAATGAATTCATCATTTGTAATTACGGTTACAGTAGGTGATGGTGGTTCCATTTTACCCTCAACTAACGGAAATAATTCTCAAATATCAGGATCAGGATTAACCACAATAAGTTCAACAGGTGGAGGAGCAGGTGGTCCTAATGGACAATCTGATGGTAATGATGGTGGTTCTGGTGGTGGCGGTGGTGCACATGGTAGTAGGACAAATCAAGGTGGTTCTGGTAACGCTGGAGGTTATACACCTTCAGAAGGAAACAATGGTGGTCGAAATTCAACTGGTGCTCCTTATCCCTCAGGAGGAGGCGGAGGAGCTGGTGCAGTAGGTAGCAATGCTAGTGGTAGTAACTGCGGTCCTGGTGGAGCTGGTTCAGCTTCATCAATAACAGGTTCCTCAGTCACAAGAGCAGGTGGCGGTGGCGGTGGTGCTTATTGGGGTGCTAATGCAGGATCAGGAGGTTCTGGTGGCGGAGGCAGCGGCGGTAATTCTGGTACAGCTAACACTGGTGGTGGTGGTGGCGGTGGTCCAGGTGGTGTAAATGCTGGTCTTGGCGGAAAAGGTGTAGTTATTTTAAGTGTACCCACTGCTAATTACTCAGGCACAACAACGGGAAGTCCAGACGTTACAACAAGTGGAAGTAATACGATTTTACAATTTAATGGTTCAGGGAGTTACACAACATAATGGCATCATTTTCAAAATTAAATTCACAAAATATAGTATTAAAAGTTGAATCTGTTGTAAATGACGTAATACAAGATTCAAATGGAATAGAGCAAGAATCTA